GTAATGGTCCACTATTATACCAGTGTCCAGGGTTACCGTCTTGTATGGTAGGTAACTGTATTTAATTAATAGTCGTCGTATCATTGTGTTATGTATTTAAGGGTTGTAAATGCGGCTATGGCTTCAGTGCGTGCTCTCTGTAGCATCACTACCTTGTCTCTATCTAACTCGTGTTCTATACATACATCTATGCTGTATATGGTGTCCCCTAGTTGCTCCTGGGTTCTTAAAATGCTCATAATATTATAGGGTATAAATTAATTGTGCTCCAAAAGTAGAGGCTTGTTTCTTAGTGTCAAAGTATTCGTTTACTACTTCAAGGTCGTTAACCTCTATGACTAACTGCCATGCCTTAGAACCTTCGCCTAGGGCTATGTAAGGGTTTACTAGGGTAATTCTAACGCCCCCTACTTCTCTCTGGTAATCGCCTTTAGATAATCTGTTTAAATGTAGTCTCATAATATATGTTTTTTGTAAAGATACAAAGGCTTTTTAATTAAACCTGAGCTTTTATGATTTATTTAACAATTATTTTTACAGCCATCTTACAGCTCTTAAGAGTCATAAATGTGTTTTGATATTCCAGCTCATTTGACAGCCCCAGGTGAGAGTAATCTACTGACTCGCTTAAATGCCACTGCCCATCATAAGTCTTCGCAGCCTCGAATACTCTAGTACCTATAGTTATTTTGTATATTCCCGTATTTATCTTAGTAACTCTCATAATATTTGTTTTTTGTAAAGATACAACGGTTATTTAGATAAACCTGAGCTTTTATTAATTATTTTTTTAGTTATTTAATGAGTCTAGAAATACTACAGCCTTAGCCTTCTTTAGTGTAGGAAACGATGTTAGTAATTGACCGTCTTTTTGTACTGCCCAGTTACCGTCACATTTGCTTGTACCGTCGTTCTTATAGGTTCTTAGTCTGTATAGCTCGTAAGTACCACACTCTGAGGTGTATATGTTTGCCCAGCTGTCTGTATCGAATGTTTTAGTAAATTTCATAGCGTTTCTTTTTTGTAAAGATACAACCTCTTTTTAGATATACCTGAGGATTTATTAATTATTTTTATTTTATTTTAAATCTTCATTAAATGCCACCATGCCACAGACGTTAGTTTTAGCCTCTCTAAGCGTCTTAGTGGTGACTATGTGCTTCTTATTATATAAGACCATCCAGCCGTCACCTACGTTCGTTATAGACCAGTTACCACATGTGTAGTTAATTAACCAGCCAAAGCCTTTATCGTAAGCCCTCTCTTTTGTGAATTTTAATGCTGTCATAATCTTAGTTTAATTGTTGGTATATAGCCCAGATAGCATCACCCTTCGTTTCGTATGTATCGAATTCTAACTCCTGGCCATGGTCCGTATAGATGGCCCAGTAATCAGTTACACATCCATCTAAAAACACATCGTACTGGTTGCCCTTAAAAGTTACCTTGTACCCTGAAAAGCTCTTAGTTACTTTAAGACCGTCACGCTTCATTATGTTGGTAGCGTTATCGTAGTTTTTAATCTTACTGGTTAGTGCCTTATATTTCTTAGCGAAGGCGTTGTAAGCTGCCCCTCTAGGTAATGGATTAGATACGTAACCGTTGTGTAGTGTCTGTAATTCAGTTTGTAATTGTGCCTTAGTTTTCATATCGTTTTGTTTTATGATACAAAGATACGAACCTTTTATAGTTAAACCTGAGAAAAAATGAAAAAACTTTAAAATAATTTCTAAGTATCAGCTAATGAAGTACTTACCCTTGTTAGGATTGCTGAGGTGATAGCTCACAAAGTATCGAATTCCATCCCAGAGGTGATTATAATTATCAGCTGCGACGTCCTTACCGTCTTTCCAAACGTAGTTGTTTGCCTCTATGATTAGGTTGCGACTCTTGGGGTCAATGATTAGCTTGTACTCCTGGAGTAATGCTATACCCAGGTTGATACTACCCTGGCCTTTGATTGATGGCTTTACATTAAGCCCATGGCTATGCTTCAGCTCATGCAATAGCCGAGGTTCAGCGCTGTCCCCTATCGTGAGCGTATCCTTACCATGCCTAGAGAGCTGTTTAGCGATATCTGAAGTGGTTAGCCCAGTATCATACATAAGCTCCTTTAAATGGATTGTACGGGCGTTTACATTTATAGATACTAAAGTACCAGCGGACGGGTCATTACTGAAACCAAAATCTAAGCCTATACCGTAATGGTCACCTCTATCGTCAAATGGTCCTATGCTCCAATTTTTGAAAATAACCCCCTCAGCGACGTCCCTCCAGCCTCCGAGAATTTGAGCTTTATACTCAGCTGGACGCTCCATTTTCATGCGCTTAACATTAGCTAAAAATGTGCCATCTAAATGCTTTATGTTATCCTCGTATGTGGTATGTATGTAAGTGGTATCCTGGTGCTTAATATTCTCACCTCCCTGTAAGCCTCTGGAGGCAAAAAATCTATTATATATCCAGTGCGCTTTAGTGGCTGGGTTCATTACCATAATCACCCTATTTTGCGCATCCTTGGAACGTACTGACAAATCGATTTTATCAAATAATAAAGGGTCTGGCATTTCTTCGGCCTCATCGAGTATCCATGTGGTTATGCCGTTAAGTGATTTGAGCGCAGCTGTCTGGTTACCTGAACCTACTTTTAACCCCCTGAAGTATATACGGTTACCTGTGGCCTTATTAGTTATATCTGTTTTGTTAACTACAAAGTGGTCTTCTAAGCCCAGGATTTCAATTTTCTCACGCATTTCTGGTATGATAGACGTACTTGCTGAGCTCATTGTGTAACGCGTAAATAGGACGTTATGGCCCTTTTCAAATGTTAATAGTAGTATCATTGTAGATATACTAAATGACTTACTAGAACCACGCCCTCCAGTAGCTATATAGTACCTGGAGTTATCTGTAAATAGTGGCTTAAATTTGGGATTTAATTTTATCTTACTCATCGAACGATATTAAGCCTTTAAGGGTTACGTTGAGGTCTACCTGGCCATCTACGTTCAGGTCGATTTCTTGCTTAGGCATACCAGCCCTATACTTCATAAATAGCTCTATCGCTCTCTGGTCGCCAGACTCGATACGCTCCATGAGTTTCTGTATAACCATGTTAACGTCTATATTGTCATCTAGTATCTTGCGTATGTTAATTACTTCGCCATTAGTTGGGCGTCCGCTGCCCTCTCTTTTGCCTCCCCAGTTGCTGTCTTTTGCCATAACTTGATAAATCTTGATTATTAGGTGTTTACTTAAAAACAAGATACTCAGGCCCTAGTAATACTGGTCTTATATTAAGTCGATTATGGGTAGCAATATACCCCAGGATGTATTATTATCGCCTCCCTTTTTATTGCGCCATGTGTTAGCGTATTTCTTACACCTATACTGTAAATCTATAGTCTTTATTAAGTGGAACGTGTTACCTATAGCTATGCAATACCATTTAGCCTCTGTGGTGCTTATTCCTGATAACTTACCCCTACTCATGTACTCTATGTATACATTACCAGTTTCAAGCGCTCTAAGGTCATGTTTAATCTCTATAGTAGTTTCGTCAAATATCGCGCCGAGCTCTCGCTCTTTTACCTGTCCTAGTTTTAAGTCGTGCTTAAAGTCATTGTTATAATTCATATCCCGAATATCTTTAGTTTTGCCTCTAAATCGATTATCTTTTTGTTTGCAGCCTCTAGGTCCGTTTCTGCTGTACGTGCTCTTAAAACGGCTCTATTCTTTTGTGAGCGGCTCTGTGATAGTATCCTTTGATAGCTGTGAGCTTCTAGGTCCATATTTGCCTTATGTACAAATACTCTGGTGAAGGCGCTGGCTACTTCATTAAGCTCTGGGTTATTGCTTGCATTTTGCCACTTAATAAGCATGTTCAGGATTAGGTCCTGGTCTGCGAAGCATTGTAGGTCACCTAGTGTTACGTCTTTCATATCTTAATAGTCTTCGTTATCTTCGTCTATCCAGTCGGTTGGTTCGTCTTCGTCTGGTACATATATCTGGCTAATAACCTTACAGTTTTGTCCTTCGCTCTCTAATAATATCTCTAGGGCTAATCTACACCCCTCAGCCATGTTGAAATCATTATCTTCAGCGGCCTCTATCTCTAAGGCTGCTATGGCCTCAAAGGGTACACCATGCGCCACATTTACCAGTGCAGCGCTTAGGTTTACTTTCACTAACTCTTTGTCTAGGTATACGTACATTATAGCGTACCCTCTTTATGGTATTGTGATAAATCTATTAGCTCATCTACAAAGAACGCGTTATAGATTGCTACAGCTGCGTCTAATTTATCCTTACCAGATTGTAACGTTTGCCCTGAGGCTTTAAACACCCCGATATCTGTTGTGGTCTTGTCTATTACTAACCAGTAAAAGTCTGGTACATTAAACATTTGAGTATACAAATACGCCTGTAGGTCATAATCATATTTGTCTATAGTAAATTTAAACTGATTAGTCACATCGCCATTTTTTAAAGTGATTTCTTTTAGGCCGTCGTTAGTTGTTTTAACGTCTGCTACATACTCACCAGCTTTTAAGATATCTGCCTTAGCTCTAAACGGTAAGCCTTGTACATCTACCAGGGCTGGTACTTCTGTTTCAGCTCCCTTCATGAATTGGGTACATGCGTCATTTTGTAAGAACGCTGCACTAATACGGTTATTCATGTATTTCTCTTTAAGCGTGTAGGTGTTGTTAGCCCCGTGTGTCTCTTTGGCTAGTTTCCATTTGGTAGTATTTTTACTACTGGTATCTACAAATGTGTATTTAGAGTAATTCTCTGGTTCTAGTATTTCTGTATGCACCAGCTTACCGTCTCTTAATGCCTGGGTCTCGCTCATGCCCTTCTTACGCATGTGAGCGAACCACTTAGGTGATTTTAATAACCACTTAGCTGTTGAATAAGACAGTACGCGGTCCAGGTTTAAATAGTTATAGTAAAACTCATCATTGTACATATTATCTAGTGTCTCAGATACATCTACAGTTTCATGGTTCAATAGGGTTAATTTAGGCATATTTGCGTAGTGTTAGGTAGTTAATAAATTCTTGCTCAGTCATCTCGATTGCCAGGGGCGCGTCTGTTACATTTTCTAATAACTCGGCCTCCTGGTCTATCTGGTTTAAAATTGGTATTGTATTCATTATAATTGATTTAACATGGTTTGCATTTCATTTATGTACTGTTGGTAATTTTTAATTCTGCCAGTGTTGGCTAGGTCATCAAAAC